CAAGATAGACTATGCATCCAAGCAAGAATTTGGATGGACTAATGACTTCGGCAAGTTGAATGAGTCCTATCAGGTAACCTCTGACAATGACTATTATCAGAACCTCTCATACTCAGTTAAGAGTAAGAAGACTTATGAGGATATTGTAAATCCAGTAAACAGACTTCTGCACACATCTGGTCTGAAAAACTTCTCAGATACACAAATCATTTCACAACTTGATAAGAAAGTTTCTTACGCATCAACAACTAACGATATCATTGTTCTTGATGTTAGTGATGAAAAGAGAGTTGATGCTATCAACAACTTTGCACAAGTTCTTGATATTGACACTTCTTCAAGTGGAACGAAGTCCAAGTTCTTGAAGTTCAAGAACAAGAAGTTAACTGACTATATTAAGTGCCTCAGCAACAGAGCACTTGTAATGGACGACATCAGTCCAAAGTTCTCTAACAGAGAGTCAAATCCAGACCTGTTTACCAACCTGGATATTCCTGATGATACTTATGCAAACTATCTGATACAGGTCATCAACCCAGAAACACTTGACAAAGAAGTAAGTGAGATTGTAATCCTGAATGATGAAGATAACATTTACATCCTTGAAAAAGGTTCTATTAAGACCAACACACTGGGTCAAATTACCTCTAAGAGTGATAGTGAGGGTCAGTTTATAAGGTTCATTCCCGATGACCCATATGATACCGACTATGATATCAAGTTTATCAAGAATAGATTCAACTCTGATATTAACGGTATTGGAACTCAGTCTATCGGATTTGTAAACCTCACATCTGTAAACCAGGGTGTTGGCATTGGTTCAACTGAAACACTTCTTTCGGTTGGAACTGAGTTTGTTGATAGTCTCTATGCCAAGGTTCAGGTCATCGATGACGCAACCAAGGAGATGAGTTACATCGAACTCCTCCTTGACCATGATGGAACAGATACTTATCAAGCAGACTTCTACTTCGATAGCACAGACCTACAAGGCATTTCCACAAGTTACAGAGGTCAGTTCCAACCAAGAATTGACTCAGGAACCTTACACCTAGACTACTATAATGATCAGAATAGCAGTGTTCTCCTAAGATCTAAGATTGTTGGTTTTGGAACAACTGCTGTTGGTGTTGGAACATATAGATTCCTTGCCTCAGGACAACCTAGTGGTTCCGAAAAGAGTGCTCGTTTTGAAAGCAACTACGTTTTATCATCGACACCTGCAACCATCATTGGTATTAACACAGGTACAACTTCCGCAGTTAAATCATCTGTAAGAGTTTCTTACGGTGAAACTAGCGCACTTCATCAGGTTCTGATGATACATGACTTTGATAATGTCTACACCACACAATATCCGTTCATTTCCATCGGAAGCACTTCTGGTATTGGAACATTTGGTGGTGAAATAACAGGAACCGATAGTATCTTGAAGTTCTATCCAGATGCTGGAATTGGAACTGATGTTCTCATTCAAAGTTTCAGTGAAGTTATTTACACAGATAATGACTACCTAAACCTCCCACAAAACCTTGAATATGGAACTACGACTGAGTTGTTAACTCTTACTGCATATGATGCTATTAATGGAACAAGAGCGAACAAGTTAGACTTTGATATTACATATCAAGGAACTCCAATCTATCAAAAGACATTCAACCCATCAAACGCTTCTGGTTTAGACCTTGTTAGTGGAACATTCACCATTAACAACCACTTCTTCAGAACTGGCGAAGAACTTTACTATCAACCAGGTTCTACATTCGTTGGAGTTGGTGCAACTGGTGTTGGTATTGGTGCCACCGAAAGTTATGTTGGTGTTGTTACCACTATCCTTCCAGATACTGTTTATGCTATTCGCATCAACAATGACCAGTTCAAGTTGTCTACTAAGAGAGAATATGCTAATGCAGGTATTGCAGTAACATTTACATCTGTTGGTACTGGAAACTACCACTCACTTGAAATGTCTAAGAAACTTTCTAAGACAGTTATTTCTCTTGATGGTGTTGTACAAAAACCAATATCATTTGTACCTATTTCATACACTGTTGCAAATAACGTTGATACAGTTTCTATTGGTGCAACATACTTCTCAATATCTGGTATTTCTACCATCAAACCAACTGATATTGTTAAGATTGGAAGCGAGTATCTGGGAGTAACGGGTGTTGGACTTGGAACAACCACCTCAGGACCAATCACTGGTCTTGGTACTTTCCCACTACTTGAAGTTAAGCGTGGTTTTGTTGGAAGTTCTGCTACAACTCACGTTGATGGTGAGACTGTACAACTTTACAGAGGTGCTTTCAACATTGAAGGAAATAAGGTTCACTTCACCGATGCTCCAAAGGGTAACCCAAGACAGTTCAGAGACCAGTCGAACTTACTTTATCCAAAGACTGCATTTGCGGGTAGAGTATTCCTGAGAAATGACTATACAACTAACGTTGTTTATGATGACATGTCCGACCAGTTCACTGGTATTGGTCAAACCTATACATTAACTGTTGGTGGCGCAAACACCACTGGTATTCAAACTGGTAGTGGCGTTCTCTTCTTGAACGACATCTTCCAGACACCATCCACAGACAACAATGCAGGAAATAACTACGAACTGTTTGGTGAGAGTGGTATTTCCAGTGTAAGATACAGCGGCATCACATCAACCAATGGTCAGATTATCATTTCTGAGGGTGATATCAACCAGAACCAACTTCCTCGTGGTGGAGTTATTGTTTCACTTGGTTCCACAAATGGTCTTGGATTCGCTCCTCTTGTAGGTGCATCAGTAACCGCAATACTTGATGGTTCTGGTGGTGTTACTGCTGTTGGTGTAGGCACTGCCGACATCTATGGTTCTGGATACTTTGGAAACGTTTCCATCGGTATTACAGATCCAAACCACAGTGGAACAGAAGCATCTATCACAGCAACCGTTGGTGTTGGTGGAACACTATCCTTCAACGTTGCTTCTTCTGGTTCTGGATATGTAAACCCATCAATCATTGTACCAGAACCATCTTACGAAAACCTCCCAGTTATTGGTGTTTCGAGAGAGGGTGTTGGTCCAACCACAGAAACTGGTCAAAACCTCCTGATAACAGTTGATGTTGGTGCAGTTTCTACAACTGGTATTGGTTCAACCTTGTTCGAAGTTTCTTCGTTCAAGATATCCAGAGCAGGATATGGTTTCAAGAAGGGTGATGTATTCAAACCAGTCGGTCTTGTAACTGCATCAGGTTTGTCAGCACCACTCGCAGACTTTGAACTTACAGTTCTGGAAACATTTAGTGACTCCTTCTCAATGTGGCAGTTCGGTGAACTCGACTTTATCGACTCTGTTAGAAACTTACAAAATGGTACTAGAAAGAGATTCCCACTGTATTATAACGGTCAACTTCTAAGTTTCGAAAAAGATCCTCTGGATACGACATCAGTTAACATTGACATGAATGCTATTCTTGTCATATTCATCAATGGCGTAATCCAACAACCAGGAAGTGCATATCAGTTTGATGGTGGTACATCGTTTACATTCTCCGATGCACCAAGATCAGAAGACAACATTTCAATCTTCTTCTACAGAGGAACAGTTGGTGATGACACATTCCTGGTAAACGTAACCGAAACAATTAAGGAAGGAGACTCGGTACAGGTATTCAGAAATAATGACCACATTGATACCTACACTCAGAACGCAAGAAACATTGAAGTTCTTGCTGGTTCTGATAAGATTGAAACAAACATCTACACTGGACCTGGTATTGATGAGGTATATTACAAACCTCTGACTTGGATCAAGCAAAAGAGAGACAAGATCATTCAAGGAGACTATGTTTCTAAGGCAAGAGACTCCATTGAAGCACAGATTTATCCAACTGCAAAGATTATTTCTGATATCACAGATGTTGATGGTGAAATATTTGTAGATGATGCAGAGTTCTTCGACTATGAAGAAGATAACTATTCAGTCTTCATTGATAGTGTAAGTGGTCTGATCGTTCAAGGAACTGACCCAGTTGCGGCAGCATTTACGGCAACAGTCTCTGCTGGCGGAACAATCTCTGGACTGACCATCGTCAACGCAGGTTCTGGTTACACTTCTGGTACAGCAACCGTTAAGATTGCAGCACCTAAGGCGATTGGTGTTGGAGTTGGAACAACCGCAACTGCTACTTTGACAGTTACTGGCGGTTCCGTAACCTCTACAACCATCGTAAACCCAGGTCTTGGTTATACTCAACCACCTCAAGTTCTTGCATCATTCCCAGAGTTTGAGTCTGAACTCGTTACAAATATAACCACAGTTGAAGGTTTCTCTGGAATCGTAACTGGTATTACAACTACAACAGGAACACTTGGCAATCCTCTTGCTATTAAGTTCTTTGTCCAAGGACCAAGTGCATTTACTGGACTGCAAACTAACTATCCAATTTACATCAAGAATACAAGTGTTGGAACAGGTTTGACTTCCATCTATAATAATGATGGTGAAGTTGTTTCTATCTCAACATCATATCTTGACAACATCTACATTGTTCACGACTTCACTACATTTGGAACAAACGGTGAAATTATTAGTAATGTTGCTTCCAATACAAATGTTGTTGGTGTTGCGGTAACTGGAACAAGTGCTGATCCTGTTGGTAGATATTCCTGGGGTAGACTGAGTGGCATTAGCAGAGGTTCTTCACCTGTCGCTATTGGTGTCTCTGGATTGACTGCTGATGTTGGATTGTCCACATATCCATCCATTCAAAGGAAGGGATTCGGTCTCAGAGACCTTGGTGCCATCAGAAGACTATCGAATATCTAGTTATAAATATAGAAAAACGCTAGTAATGCTAATAATATGTCTGCAATTGTAACAGACCAGTTTAGAATTCTAAACGCAAACAACTTTGTTGAATCTGTTGAGAATGAATCCAACTCATATTATATCGTCATAGGTCTTCCTAATCCAACACAAGTTGGGTTTGGAAGATCTACTGCTTGGAACACCAACGTTCCAAACCCAACTGACAATATTCAGTATCAGGGACATACCTCTGACACTACACTTTTTGGTAAGAAGGTAACTTCGGCAAATATTAAGCGTGTTGTAAGAAGGATAGACTGGGAGAAGGGAACCAGATATGAGATGTATCGTCATGATTATAGCGTAAGTAACCCATCACCATCTACTCAGTCATCGAGACTGTATGATGCAAACTACTACGTAATGAACTCTCAATACAAAGTTTATATTTGTATTGACAATGGTTCATCTGGTATTAATACCACTGGAAATGCATCACAAGATGAACCAACATTCACCGACCTAGAACCAACAAGAGCGGGTGAAAGTGGTGATGGATATATTTGGAAGTATCTGTTTAGCGTAACTCCAAGTGATATCATCAAGTTTGACTCAACAGAATATATCACTATTCCTTCGGAATGGTCAACATCAACAGATTCTCAAATACAGGCAGTAAGAGAGAACGGAGACTCATCTATCAATGAAAACCAAATAAAGAAGGTTTACATTGATAAACAAGGTGCAAACTATGCTAGTGGACTGGGACAAGAACTGAACATCTTGGGTGATGGTTCTGGTGCTAAGGTAGTTGTTGATGTTGAAAATGGTAAGATAACCAATACAACAGTTTCTTCTGGTGGTAAGGGATATTCTTACGGTGTAGTTGACTTAGGACCTATCAACGGTAGCGCTAGCGGAAACTTTGCAAAACTGATACCTATTATTCCACCTTCTAAGGGTCACGGTTATGACCTTTATAGAGAACTTGGAACTGATAAGGTTCTCTTATATGCTCGTTTTGATGATTCGACGAGAGACTTTCCAGCAGATACTAAGTTTGCTCAGGTTGGTATTATCAAGAACCCAACATCCATTGGTTCAACATCAACCTTTACATCAAGTCAGTTCTCATCAACATATGCACTGAAATTCTCATCTATAACAGGAACACCAACTGTTGGTGAGAAGATTACTCAGTCTGTTACTGGTGGTAGTGCTGTTGGATATGTTGCTTCATATGATACTGAAACAAAAGTCTTGAAGTATATTCAAGACCGTTCACTGTACTTTAACAGTGGAACACTAGATGAAACTGATTATATCGGTATTTCTACATCATCGAAGGTTTTGGCATTTGAATCTTCAACGAACCCAATTAGTGGAACTGGTGGTTTCTCAGCATCCATCGATACTGGATTTATTGGGGTCAGTACAAATCCAACAGGAAGCAAAGTCATCAACTTGGGTGTCAACTTTGCGAATGGACTTGCCAGTCCCGAGATAAATAAAAATTCAGGGGAACTTGTTTACTTAGATAATAGACCTCTGATCTCTAGGAACATCCGCCAAAAAGAAGATATTAAAATTATCCTGGAATTTTAAAAAATGCCACAGAAAACTAATTTTAACATTAACCCATATTTCGACGATTTTAACGTCGATAAGAACTTCTATAAGGTTCTTTTTAAACCAGGATTTCCTATTCAGGCGAGAGAGCTAACAACATTACAGTCTATTCTACAACACCAAGTAGAATCGTTTGGTAGTCATATTTTCAAAGAAGGATCCATGGTTATACCTGGATCTGTCACTTTTGACGATAGATATTATTCTGTAAAGATCACAGCAGACCACCTTGGTATTGACGTTTCCCTTTACCTAAAAGAATTAGTAGGAAAGAGAATAGAGGGTCAAAACTCTGGTGTAGTCGCAACAGTTAAGAATTACAGTCTTCCACCAAATGATAACGTAGAAGACATTACACTTTATGTAAAATATTCAACGTCAGGTTCAGACTTTGAGACTGAGTTCTTTGAAGATGGAGAACTTCTCATTCTTCTTGACAACCTGACATACGGAAACACCACAATAAACTCAGGCAACACTGTTGCCACTCTCCTTGATTTTGAGGCAACTGCAACTGGTTCTGCTGTTGGTCTTGGGTCGGGAGTTTATTTTATCAGAGGAACCTTTGTTGACGTAAAAGAATCACTGGTTATTCTAGAACCATATTCAAATACACCAACATATAGAGTTGGTCTGAGCATCTTAGAAGAGATTGTCAATTCAAACGACGACGAGTCTCTGAATGATAATGCAAGAGGTTTCTCAAACTATGCTGCTCCTGGTGCAGATAGATTTAAAATCAGTACAGTTCTTTCTAAGAAAGATATTGACGACTTTGATGATAAGAACTTCGTAGAACTTATCAGAATTGATAACGGCGAAATCAAGAAACTTCAAGATAAGTCCGTATATTCAATCATCAAAGATTACTTTGCAAAAAGAACTTTCGATGAGTCTGGTGACTACGCACTCAAAAACTTTGACGTTAGTGCATTAAACTCTCTCAATGATAGAATTTCGAACGAGGGTGTTTATCTTGGAACCCAAAAAACAGAAGATGGTAATACACCATCAGAGGACTTACTTTGCTACAAAGTTTCGCCTGGAACTGCATATGTAAGAGGATATGATATTGATATTCCATCATCAACCATTCTTGATGTAGAAAAACCAAGGGATACAAGAGAAGTAGGAACTTCACTGGTTCCATTTGAAATGGGCAACCTGCTCAGAATCAATAACGTCGCAGGTACTCCATTTGTTGGCATTAATACAAGTGGAAATATAGTAAGCCTTTTCAACAGAAGAAAAGGTGCTACTGGTGCAGGTACAACTCTCGTAGGTAAAGCAAGAGTTTATTCTCACAGTGTAACTGATTCTGCATACTCAGGAAGTTCTACTCAGTGGGATCTATATCTCTATGATATTCAAACTCATGTAGATATTGAACTCAATGTTTCGTTGACAACTGCTGAGTGTCCTGCTGGTTCTTATGTTAGAGGTGTAAGTAGTGGTGCATCTGGATATGCAACTGGTGCTGGTTCTACCCTAACTCTAACTCAAACATCTGGAACCTTTATTGTTGGTGAGCAAGTCTTAATTAACGAGTCTAAACTATTCTCTCGTTCAATCAAGTCTGTAACTGCATATACAACTGATGATATCAAGTCAGTTTATCAGGATGCAGTTGGTATTACTCCAGAACTGAAAACAGCATTCTCTGGTGACGCAGTTCTTCAAAGGTTCACACCAACAAACTTCAACATTACTGATAAAATTAAAATTACTACTGCTGGTGCGGTAACACTTCCTTCCGGTAGTGATAAGACATTCTTAGGTATCAAACCAAACTCTATCGTCAGATATCAAGTTTCTGGGGTAACTGGCGAAACATTCAACAGAGTTGTCTCTGTTTCTGCTGATGGTTCTTCAATGACCCTTGCAGAGATACCTGATGTATCAGGTGTTTGTGACGGTAACTTCCCAGGTTCTGACCAGTTTACCACATTCACACTAGGTGCTCCTCTCGTCAGAAATAGCGATAGATCAGGTCTTTATACACGACTCAATGCAAGTGACATTGCATCCGTCAACCTATCAAGTGCTAACCTTTTAGTTACGACTCAGGTAAGAGAGGTATCCACCAACTCTGTTGGTACAGCGGTTATTACAGCAGCAAACACGGGTATTTCCAGTGCTTTCTTTGAGGCATATGATGCAGAAAGATATTCTGTATTCTATGCTGATGGTACTATTGAGCAACTAACTTCCGACCAGTTTGATATTGATGCAAACGGAACCCAGATTACACTCAGAGGTTTGAAAGTAAACCAGAGTGCATCGGTTACTGTAAATGCCACTTTGAGAAAAGAGTTAGTTAAGAGTAAGAACAAGGTATACACCAGTAGTAGAAAACTTGTTGTAAACAAAACTCGTGAAGCATCTACTGAGTCTATCAGTGGTCTATCAACGAGTCAGTTCTATGGAACAAGAATTCAAGATAGTGAAATTTCATTGAACGTTCCAGATGCTGTTAAGGTATTAGCAGTTTATGAGTCACTTGACACTTCACAACCAACTCTCGACAAGTTAACTGTTGTTAGCGGTCTGACCCTAGATGCAGACGCATTTGTTGGTGAGAAGATATCTGGAAGTTCCAGCGGAGCACTTGCACAAGTTGTTACACTTCCTTCTTCTGGAAATGAGGTTGAGTTTGTATATCTGAACTCACAACAGTTTGAAGTTGGTGAGATTGTAACATTCGAAGAGTCAAGCAATCAGTCAACCGTCCAGTCTATTACACCTGGAAGTTACTCAAATCTAACTCAGAAATATACTCTCGATAAGGGACAGAAGGAGCAATTCTACGACTATTCTAGAATTGTAAGACTCAAAGATAGTCCAGCACCATCTAAGCAGTTACTTGTTATCTTCGATTACTATCAACTTCCTGCAAATGATGAGGGTGATGTATTTACTGTTGAGTCTTATCAAGATGAAAGATTCACAGATGATGTTCCACATCTGCAAGGCGGTCTTAGAGCATCAGATACATTAGATTTCAGACCAAGAGTTGCAGAGTTTACTGCAACTGATAAGTCTCCATTCGATTACACTACAAGAACATTTGTCACATCACCATACTATAACGTAGTTACTCCAAACGAAAGTTCTTTCATCGGATATTCACACTATCTGCCAAGAATTGACAAGATTGTATTGAACAGATTTGGTCAGTTCTCGGTTGTTAAGGGTGTTTCTTCACAGACTCCAAAAGAACCTGTGAACGTAGAAGAGGCAATGGACATTGCTACCATAACTCTTCCTGCATACCTCTACAAACCATCTGACGCATCAATCACTCTGTTTGATAACAGAAGATATACTATGAGAGACATCGGTTCTCTCGAAGACAGAATTGAAAACTTAGAAACCGTTACCTCACTGTCACTACTTGAACTTAACACTAAGACTTTACAAGTTCAGGATGCAGATGGTCTAACAAGATTCAAGAATGGTTTCTTTGTAGATGACTTTAAGAATAACAACCTTATTGATAAGACAAACCCTGATGTCAAGTGTGATGTTGACATCAGAGAACACAAACTTATCCCATCAGTAGACTTCTGGTCGCTCAAACCACAACTAGCACTAGACCCATCTATCGATGTTGCTACTGCAAACTTCTCAGAAAACCTCCAACTTCTTGATTCTAACGTAAGAAAGACTGGGGACTTAATTACTCTTGACTATGAAGAGACTGGTTGGATTGAGCAACCATTTGCTTCTCAGGTTGAGAATGTAAACCCATTCAATATTGTCGAATATGCAGGTGGAGTTCTACTCAACCCAGCATCAGACAACTGGGTAAGAAACATCTACATTGAAAACAGAAGAACCGTAAGTAGCGGTGATCCAAATGGAAGACAACATGACTATGTTGAGAGTGTAAGAGTTAGTAGCGAACCAGATCCATTCATGAGATCTAGAAACGTTGAGTTTAGATCCTCAGCGTTGAGACCACTGACTACTCATTATAGTTTCATCGATGACATCAGTTCCATTGATATCGTACCAAAACTCCTAGAAATTTCTATGGTTTCTGGTGCATTTAATATCGGTGAAGATGTTGATGGTTTCATAGGTTCCAGAAGAGTCATTGCTTTCAGAACAGCAAAACCATCACACAAAACTGGAAGCATCACAAGTCCAACCACTGAGTACAACTCAAACCCATATAACAAGTCTCAAATACTTCCATCTGCATATTCTTCATCATCTACCGTTCTTAACGTAGATACCTTCTCTCTCGCAGAAGAATCTTTAACCAGATACGGTGGTTTTGTTCAGAGAGGAGTAAGACTTATTGGTAGAAGCAGTGGTGCTGTTGCCACCGTATCTAATGTAAGACTCGTCACAGACACCTTCGGTGACCTGAACGGATGCTTCTTCATCAGAGATCCAAATATGACTCCACTTCCACTTGTAAGAATTAGAAGTGGAGAAAGAGTATTCAAGATTTCACAGAATAGTCAGAATGCAAAAGTTCTCCCTGGCGATAGAGCATCTATCTCTTCCGCACAAACGACTTATAGTGGAACTGGTATTATTCAGACACAAGTTACCAACATAGTCCAAGTTAGAAATCCACCCCCACCACCACCGCCACCAAGAGGCGGAGGAGGAGGCGGAGGAAAAGATCCTCTCGCACAGTCATTCACTGTTGATGAAACTGGCGCATTCTTAACTGGCGTTGATGTCTTCTTCGGTGAAAAAGATCCAAACGACAAACTGTTTGTAGAACTGAGAACTGTTGAACTTGGAACACCAACAGATCAACTTGTTGCAGACTATGCAAGAGTTGCTCTTGAACCAAGTCAAATCAATACATCTGATGATGCAAGTGTACCAACAAGAGTCACATTCCCATCACCAGTATATCTGCAACCAAACAGAGAGTACGCTCTCGTCTTCTTAGCACCAACCACTGACAACTATAAGATGTGGATTGCTAAGATGGGTCAGAAGACTGTTGGCACACAGTCTCTACCTAACGCAGAAAGTGTTGTTGTCACCAAGCAGTATGGTGGAGGAAGTCTATTCAAGTCTCAAAATGGTACTATTTGGACTCCAAGTCAGTTTGAAGACTTGAAGTTCAAACTCTATAAGGCTAAGTTCACTTCAAGAACTGGTGACGTTGTATTCTACAACCCACCACTGATTCCAGACTCATCTGCTATTCCATATCTGAATTCAAACTCTGTTACAACATATCCAAGAAAACTGAAAGTTGGTATTACAACTACCACCGCAATGAATTCTATTCTTGTTGCAGGAACTAAGGTAAGTAATGGTTCTGTTGCTTCTCCTGGAACATATGGTTATATTGAGAATGTTGGTGGTCCATTGAATACTATCGCAAGTACTCTTGTTGGTGCTGGATATAGCGATGGAACTTTCACAAACGTACCACTGTATTCAATCACTGGTTCTGGTACTGGCGCAAAAGTTAGTATAACATTCTCTTCTGGTGAAATTTCTGGAACACCAACCGTTACAACCGCAGGTAATGGTTATGTTCCTGGAGATATTCTTGGTATTACTACAAGTAGTGTTTCTAAGGGAACAGGAGGTAGAATTTCAGTTTCTGCCATCAATGGTTTGGATACACTCTATGTAACTAATGTTCAAGGTGAGTCGTTTGTTAACAATCAACCACTCATTTACTACAGTGGTTCCAATCCTGTTGCAACTGCAAGTACAGTTATTAGAGGTGCTTCTTCTGAAATTGACCCACTATATTCTGGAAATGTGGTTGGAATCAAACAGTTCAACCATGGAATGCATTCTGATACAAACTTGGTTGAAATCAAGAATATTGAACCTGATACCATTCCAGTAGAACTTACAGGAAATCTTGGTCTAAATGACACCCTCATTTCCATTGCAAATACTGGCGCATTTGCTCAGTTTGAAGGCATTTCTTCTGCAAGAGGTTATGTAAAGGTCGATAATGAGATCATTTACTACACCTCAGTAAATGCAGGTTCTGGTGGTGCTGGAACTCTTGGCATTAGCACAAGAGGAGTTGATGGAACCCTTGTTAGCAACCATGCTTCTGGAACATACTGCAATAAGTATGAACTCAATGGCATATCTTTGACAAGTATCAACACCACACACGGTCTACCAAACGCAGTTTCTCTAAGTTCTCTAAGAGAACTTGATACTTATCATCTGCAAGTAAGTCGTGCTGGAAGAGATAGTGGTGATAGTCAGTTAAGTTTCACTGATGAAAAAGTCGCTGGTGGAACTCAAATATCTGCCACACAAAACTATCAGTTCACTGGCATTCAACCATACATCAATACAATTACACCAGGAAGAGGAACATCTGTTTCATCTCAGATAAGAACTGTTTCTGGAACAAGTTCAGGTGGTTCCGAACCATCATTCCTTGATCAAGGTTTTGAAGCAGTTCAACTCAATAAGATGAACTTCATGTCATCTCCAAGACTTGTATGTTCTGAGAAGAATGAGACCAATAGTCTTTCATCTCTACCAAACAATAAGTCATTCACATTGAGAGTAAAACTTCAAAGTGAAGATGAGAATTTGTCACCTGTCCTTGATACTCAAAATGCTTTGATGATATTGTCTCGTAGTAGAGTCAATAACCCAATTGCTGACTATACTATCGATGGAAGATCTAACCTCATCACTGGCGACCCACACAGTTCTGTTTATATTTCAAACAGAGTTGACCTAAAACAACCAGCATCTTCACTGAAAGTTCTTGTTGCTGCCAACAGACCTTCGGCAGCAGATTTCAGAGTTCTATATCAACTTTATAGAACTGACTCGAGTGAAATTGAACAGTCATTCGTCATGTTCCCAGGATATGATAACCTAGATGATACTGATGGTGATGGTTTTGGTGATAGAGTTATTAACTCTGCCAATAATACTGGAAGAGCAGATGCTTTTGTAAGACCAAGCAATGATGGTGAGTTCTTAGAGTATCAGTTTACTGCTGATGACTTAGAACCATTTGTTGGGTTTGCGATTAAGATAGTTATGAACTCCACCAATGAAGCAACTCCACCAGAGTTCAAAGATCTGAGAGTTGTGGCACTAGCATAATGATACCAGTAGAAGGAGAAAAAAATCTTTTCAGAGATGAGAATAGCGGAGCTATTGTAAATTGCGATACCTTCGCTTATTCTCAATACATTAGAATGAAAAACGAAAAGAAAAAACAACGTGAAGAGATAGACAAAATTAAAGAGGATATCTCTGAAATTAAAAATCTACTAAGGGAGTTTATCAATGGATCCAAACAACATTGAACTACAAAATTTGAGCAAATCATTCGAATACTTTAAATATGAATCTGAGATAAACTCCATTGATGATGTTGACATATTAAGGAATATTGCTAAGTGTTATTATAAACTCTATCTAAAACAACAGGAAGTTCTTTCCAACTTGGGAACGGTTGGGTTAGAAGGAGTATAAATATATTTTAGATCCTGAACTGTTTATAAATGGCAGAAATTAAGGTCAGAGTAGGGCAACAACCGGCGGTAAAGGTAATATCTTCACTTGCAGGTGCTCAAGGTCTGTCTTTGGCTGAACTTAGTGATGTTAATGCCACAAATCTTCTGAATGGCATGGTGCTTGTATATAATGGAACGACCAAAAAATGGGATGCTACATTAACCCTAACACCAGGCGCAACACAGAATTTAGACATCAACGGAGGAAATTTCTGACATGGCAAGTATTATCAGGATTAAAAGATCCTCGGGTACTAGTAAACCTGGAAGTCTAAATTGGGGTGAATTAGCATACGTAACTGGTATCGGTAGTTACGGTGGCGTAAACCAATATAAAGACAGAGTATTCCTAGGTGATGATGGCACCAACGTACATCCGATTGGTGGTCATTACTACACCTCCATGATGGAGCACACCCCTGGTACTATTCCAGCGGCGAGTCACAACACCAGAAACCAAGACAAGGGTGTTGTTGCCATCATGGCACCAGCAACAAACTCTGGTTTAGGTGGTGCTGAATCGCTTAAAGTAGACCAGTGGAACGTCGATAATTTAAGAATCGACACTAATACAATTTCCTCCACAGATACTGATGGAGATATTGTACTTGATCCAAACGGAACTGGCGAAGTTCAGATTCCAGACGATACTTTCCTCACCTTTGGTGATGATAAGAATGCAAAATTTGAATATGACGAGAATGGAGTAGACCAGTTTACTTACACTGGTGCTGATTTCAGAATCAACGTTGTTACAGAGTCTACTGATAAAGACACTGGCGCACTTATAGTTGAAGGTGGCGTTGGTATTGAAAAGAACCTCAACGTTGGCGGAAGCATTAGTGTCTCTGGTTCTTCAATTTTCGATTCTATCAAAATCGAAGATAATGTAATTTCATCGACCGATGATGGTACTGATACCATTTACATCGACCCATATCCCGATGGTCTGAGTAATGAAGGTACAGTTATCATCAAGGGTAACCTGCAAGTTGATGGTACTACAACTCAGGTCAACTCAACATCTGCAACTGTAAATGATCCTATCATTCACGTTGGCGATGTAACCAGTGTTAGAACTGTTATGGCAACAGTTACTAGCGGCGCAACCACCATTACACTGGACTCTGTTGTTGGTATTAACACTGGTGACGTTGTTAGTGGTAACGCAGCACTTTCTGCTTCTGGTGTATCAACAGTTACCGCTTACAATACTGGCACAAAAGTAATTACAGTTGATTCTGCTACCGTTTCTGGTATTGCAACAACAACTCAACTGACAATTACTCACGCATACGATACCAATACAGACAGAGGTGTATCGTTTGCATATAACACTGCCACTGGAACCGCTAACCAAGTAACTGGTTTCTTCGGTTTTGATGACAGTTCCATTGCAGACAGCACTGCTGATGCAGATAACCACGGCACACATGCTGATGATAGCAGAAGATGGACTTATGTTCCAGATGCTAGCATCACAAACAGTGTTGTATCAGGAACCAAAGGTTTCCTTGATGTAAAGGGTCTTTACTACCAGTCTGGTGACTATGAACTAGGCGGTGTTGTATACTTTGACAGTCAAGGTCTACAAAGATCTACAAATGCTGTTGCCACTTCGGTAAAAACATCTAAGCAGATACTAACTGCACTGACAAAAGTTACTCTGTCAGTAAACAATGCAGTTACTCTTGCTGTTGGCGATTTGGTCAGACAAGATAATACTAGTGCATATGGTATTGTCGAGAGTGTTGTAACGGGTGGAACCAGTATTGACCTGGTTGGTGTGGAAGGAACTTTCAACTCCACAGATAACCTTAGAAAAGAAGGTGTCAGTGGTGCAGTTCAAAACCTAAACTCCCAAGTTAACGCTACTCCAAGCGTGATATATACTAATAAACCAACCTGGACAACAACTCTGGACGGAGGAACTTTCTAAAGAATGGAAAACACAAGTGAAGTGGACGTTAACGTTTTAATTAAGTTATATCATACAAAACTAGCATCATTGACAAATCAAAATGTTCTCTTGGAGGCGAAGTTACAAACTTTGTCTCAAGACTACAAGGAACAAATTGAAGCATTATTAGAAGAGAATGTTAACTTGAAAGAAAAATTAGGGGAAGAGTAAAAAATGGCGCAACCATCAACTAGACAAGGATTGATTGATTACTGTCTAAGACGTTTGGGTGCGCCAGTACTCGAAATCAACGTTGATGATGACCAGATTGACGATCTGGTCGATGATGCCATTCAATATTTCCAAGAGAGACATTATGATGGTGTTGAGAGAATGTATCTTAAATACAAAATCTCACAAGATGATATTGATAGAGGAAAAGCATCTGGTACAAATGGCGTAGGTATCGTCACAACGACAGGAACATCGACCATTACTGGATACGGTTCAACATCATTCAATTTTTACGAAAATTCCAATTACCTTCAAGTTCCAGATTCTGTAATTGGCGTTGAAAAAATATTCAGATTTGATACGAGTTCCATTTCTGGTGGAATGTTTAGTATTAAATATCAGTTATTCTTAAACGACTTATATTATTTCAACTCTGTTGAACTTCTTCAATACTCTATGGTAAAGAGTTACCTTGAAGACATTGATCATCTGCTTACCACTGATAAGCAGGTTCGTTTCAATAAGAGACAAAATAGACTATACTTAGACATCGATTGGGGTTCTCAAAGTGTAGATAACTTCTTAGTTATTGACTGCTATCGCGCATTAGACCCATCAGATTTCAGCAAGATATACAATGATAGTTTCATGAAGAAATATCTGACCGCTTTAATTAAGAGACAGTGGGGTCAGAACCTAATCAAGTTTAGAGGAGTGAAACTACCAGGCGGTATCGAATTCAATGGTAGAGAAATATATGAAGATGCTGAAAGAGAGTTAGCAGAACTCAAGTCCAGGATGACAATGGAGCACGAACTTCCACCATACGACTTTATTGGATAATGGCACTTAATCCCTTTTTCTTACAAGGTACTGCTAGTGAGCAGCGTCTAATACAAGATCTGGTCAATGAACAGATGCGGATGTATGGACTCGAAGTCACATACATTCCAAGAAAGTTTGTAAGAAGACAGACTATTATAGAAGAGGTTCAGTCATCAAAGTTTGATGATAACTTTGCTATTGAAGCATATGTAAACACATATGATGGTTATGGCGGAGCGGGAGATGTTCTAACAAAGTTTGGTATGAGTTTGAGGGATGAACTAACCATTACCATATCAAAAGAAAGATTTGAAGACTTCATCGCACCATTCATGGCTGGTATTGATGATGGTACAGAAGACTCTGAGATGATATCTCCAACAAGACCAAGAGAGGGAGACTTAGTTTACTTCCCATTAGGTCAGAGATTATTTGAAGTTAAGTTTGTAGAGCATGAAGACCCCTTCTATCAGTTAGGGAAAAACTACGTATACCAACTCAAGTGTGAACTCTTTGAATATGAGGATGAAATCCTCGATACCACTATTGAAGAGATCGACACTCAGGTCGAAGAAGAAGGATATATCACTACTTTACAACTTATTGGTGTTGGTAGAACAGCAACTGCAAGTTTGAGTCTTGGAACTGGATATGTTAGACAACTGTTCTTAACTAACGATGGTTCTGGATACACATCAGACCCATTGGTTGCTATTAGCACTTCTCCAACGGGACAACC